GATTAGTATCAAGGAAGTTCTTGACGACAGCAAGGGAGAAAAAAGTTTTTCCAGTGCTAGACTCGCCAGCAATGGCAGTAATCTTATTCCCAGATACACCACCAAATATAGACCCTGAAACAAGTCCGTTAAAAATGTACGAACCCGTGTCAACATAACTTTCAGTGTCATCAATATCTGAGGCGAGTTGTGTGTATTCATCGCCAATTTCTTTTACTACGTCTTTAAGAAAATCCATTAGATAAAAAATGATTCAAGGTTTGCAGTTTTTTCGGCTTTCCATCCGATGGAGTCCAAAATAATCTTCAAGGGTTCGAGAAAACTTTTCTCAAACTGTAAGTCATAATCCACATATTTGTCAAGTTCCAACTCATTGGGAAACTGTTGGATAAAGGAGATGATGTTCTCCTGAATCGGATTTGGTTTCTTCAGATAACAGAACTTGATCTTCTCACCATTACCGATCAAGGAATATTTCTGAGTGAGATTGTTTTTCTTTATGTAGTGATTATAGAGAAGTGCTCCCCGTGCATGAATTGGTGTTCCCTTTTCATAGATGGCATTCACACTGCGATACTTATCGACACTAGTCACAGTGCGTGGGAAAGAGATGTCTTCTGGTGTAAGTTTCTTAAACTCTCTCCTGGAGTTCTCAATGAACTCAATCACATCATCCTCAGTCGATACCATCATCAATTTCAGAACATCCTTGATCATCTTCCTGCAAGGTGCAGGAGTCGAAGACTTCACAGCCTCAATACCCATGATCTTCAGTTTAGGTTCTGCATAACGCACACCCTCACTGTCCCACACATTCAAGATGTATCGTTTCTTCGCAGTCCAGATACCACGGTCAGCGATGTTCTCTCTCTTCATGAACATCTTCTGATCATAGGCATTTACATATGACGCAAGATTCTGGTAACTCTTGTCGATAAACGGTTCAAACTTTTCTTCGCAGATCTTGTTAAGTAGGGAAACAATTGCTGTTTTGTCGCCAGACTTATTAGCAAAAAATTTATCAACAAGAGGTCCGAGATTAAGATAAATTGAATCGGTGTCTGATGCAATTACGTAATCCTCGTCGGTTGTTTGCAACAGTTTATTTAGATATCCATTCATCTTATTCTCAATCCAACGGATAGAAACTTGACCAGAAAGCGTAATCGCCTCCGCATTGGCCAGTTTGTAGTACCTAAAATACTGATTACCAATGGCACCGTATGCAGAGTTGAGCGAGATCTTTTTAGCCATTTGGATATTGTTACAACGAGCGATCTCTTTTTGTAACGCGACTGAAGGGGTTTTTTCATTTTTCTTCTTGGCATCAATCATCCTCTTTTTGAAGATGACACGTTCATTGTAATACTGTTGCATTAACTCAGGAAGAAATCCCTGTTCGTCTTTCCGATACATCGCACCGTTAGCACAGACTGCAAAGTCTTTGTGCATCTCAAATGTCAACTTCTCATTCAGTATCTTATCGACGGTGGCTGAAGGGTGTCGAGTATCTTGTAAGGTCTCTGGCGAGATATTGTACTGCATAATAAGATGGGGATACAGACTATTAAGGTCAAAACTAACCACCCAATCATACTTTCCTGGAATCGGTTCCTTGACATACGCCCCCGCATACTTAGAGTCTTTATCAGATCTTTCCTTAGGAGGAATGACAATGTTCTTTCTCTTCAAATAGTTATAGATGATGCAGTCCCACAGTCGGACTTGAAAGAAAATGTCTTGGTAATTCACCTTGGCGTCATACGCCATAGTCAATGCCAACTCAATCAGTTTAAGTTTATCCTCCAGTCTGTCAACCAATTCCACGTCAATGATGTTGTATTCAACAAACTTCTGCCACCCATGAGTGTAGAAGTCTTTGAAGGTATCAAACTCACTGTGGTCGAGTTTCTGTTGACCCAGTTCCTGTTGTGCGATGTAATCCAGTCGGAATGATTCCTGGTTAGGCGTACCAGGAGACCACCGATACAGACGCATATAGTCCAAGATAGACACGCCACCGATGTCCACACAGTGGTTCTTGCGACCCTGCACAAACATCTCTGTCTGCGTCACCAGACCCCACGGAGACAGTCTCTTCATCAACTTCTCACCCAGGATGCGACTGATGCGCCCTGCAAGGTATGGCAGGTCAAAGAACTCACAGTTCCACCCTGTCACCACATCAGGAGTGTACTCCATCCACCAGTTGATGAATGCAGACAACATGGAGTGTTCATCCGCAAACTGCAGATAGTTCACATTGTCCTGTTTGTTATTGAAAGGCCCTACGCCCCAGGTGGTGATCTGTTTGGTATTGAAGTCCTGCAGAGTGATCAGAAGAACCTCTTCATTGGCACTCTCAACGTCAGGAAATCCCTCTTCAGATTTGGTCTCAATGTCAATCGTATACAGTTTGATCTTGCGGATATCAAACTCTAGATGTTCTTGAGGATAGTTGTCTGAGATATATTGATACACATACCTTTCGTTTCCATAGATACGAAAGTTCTCTACCTCTTTGTATTTGTCATAGAACTCACGACAGTCTCTGACAAATCCAGGTTGAATAGCCTCAACGTACTCACCCTCTAGGGTGCGATACTCACTCTTCCTTTTCGATGGCACAAACAGAGTGGGTTTCCACTCCTCACGTTTCATCACATATTTACCGTTTTCATATCCACGAACAAGGAACTGATTACCGATAAGTTGTACGTTGGTGTAAAAATTCACTTAAGGATTTCCTGATACAGATTCAAGTATTTTTTGTTGGGGTCAACAAGTGTCAATATTTTATCAGAATAGATCATCATCGTATCCTGATCCGTGCATTCCTTCATCCAAGGAGTCAACTCGTCTCCCACAATAACATAGGGTTTGATGAGTTTGCAATTCGGATCACCGAGTTCAGCTGTGACCTCTTCGATCTCAGAAATTATCAGTTCATTCGTTGATAACAACAGAACCTTGATCATCTTGTTTTCCATTCTTTCTTCCTTCATAGAGTGTCTTGAGATTATCCCGTGGTTCGACAATAGTCACAACCCAATCGGCAGAACACGGGATATTACGTTCCGCAGCCAGAGGAATCCAAGGGTAAAAGGTGATACCTACCTTAGATTGAAGTTCGTTCGTCTTTCCTTCTTCTTTTTGATCTTCCAACAGAAGACATTCTTCTTCGGTAGAGTAGAGATCTAGAATGAGAGGATCATTAAAATAATATCCAACAACATCGTCTGATTGATTGCGAATCTCCTTCACGTCTGCAATCAGGTGTTCGTCAGATTTCAGTACAACAAGTTTAACAGCCATTTGATAGTTACTCTTCGTAGACATTATAAAAGGCCACCCGACCGAAGTCAAGTGGCCAATGCATGGCACGCAGGCGAAATTATTTAGAGATCGAAATCCCTACGTGCGTGATGATCTGGAACAACCTTTGCAAGAGAAATGGTTAGAAGCCCATTCTCAAATACAACTGATCTAACTTCCGTTTCATCTGAGAGGGTCCAAGATCTGGTGAAAGATCTCTGAGCCAATCCTCTATGGACGTAACTTGTTTGTTCTTCTTTGTCGTCTTTTTTTCCATCGACAAAGAGCTTTCCGTACTCAGTGTAGACATTGATTTCTTCTTTTTTAAATCCTGCGAGAGCAATCTCTAGTCTAGATTCTACGTTGCTTAACTGGACTAGGTTGTATGGAGGGTAACTGGTCGTCTCATTTTGCAGCTCGAAGAGACGATTGATGTACTCATCCACACCAATGCTGTTTTTATTTATACGATCCAACAAGGCAGGCAGGTCTGCAGTGTGGAACCTAGCAAGGTTTCCCATGATTCTTAGCTCCTTTGAAAGCGAGTTTGTATTGTGTGGACCCCGAAGGCATCCAATACTATTTAACCATAACATTAAAAAAGAGGCACGGGTGATAACCGTACCTCTCTATATGGTGTTCCGACTTTCGTAGAGACCGCACGAAAGGTCTCACGTTTATTTATTCACCTTCTGGTTTCTTTCTCTTACCAATGTTATATTTAGTTTCAAGTTCCCACTCATTCTTCTCTTTGTAAGCAAGAACTTTGATCTGATTCAAAGGTGCGATGTCAGTCACCTTTGTTGTATCAACAACGGTAATCAATCCCCAGTCAAGGAGAAGTTGAATAATACGGTTACGTCTCTGAACATCATTCACAGTGATGTTGGCTCTCTTGCCGTCAAGAGCAAACAGTTCCTTAAAGTGAACGATGAAATACTTACCCTGTTTGTGCAGGATATGGCAACTCTGATAGAGTTTCTTCTCCTTTCTCGATGCAACTCCAATACGTGTCAGCGTCTCACGAACCTTGAGAAAATCATCTGGTTCATTCAATGTCACCTCAATCATCTGGTCGGGGGACCATCTAATTTCAGGTTCAACAATAGCGCTCATCTTTTACCTCCAGTCTCAAGTCGATCTCTAATATGTGAAAGTTGTTCTGTAGTCAGAATATTCAAGACTTGTTTGGCTTTTTCATTACTATAACCATAATAACGTTTTACAAGGTCAAGGTCTTTAATCTGATCTTTGCGGAGCCACGGAGAGAATCTCTTCCGTTTCCTGAGACTATTTAGAAGAAAGTCATATTGTAACTTTTTTGCAAGGTTTGGACTCTTGTTGAGTTCATTCACAAACATGATGCAATCCAAGTGTCCAGAGAGACAACGATTGATGATGTAAGGAGGATAATCCTTTTCAATCAGAGGATCTTCATCAATCAAATTCTCTTTGTTGATGTTGATAGAGTTGAGCCAATCTTTGAGTTCCATTAT